GTTGGTGTGGCCATGCCTGCTTCCTTCCATGGCTCAACAAGACCAGCGAACCGGCCCACGGGGATCTCGACGGATCCCCGTAGGTCGGCCCTTTTCGGCTTCTTGTCTTTGGTCGCCACATACGGCTACCTCTGGCCGAAGCCTGTCTGTTACTCGTCAGTGACTCGGATCATGGTCGCAGCCAGACTGGCAAGCTGCGCCGGTGTCTCGAACGTCTTGATCGGCGAACTCGCTCCACCGTACCGGCCCCTCATGAAGAGGTCGCGGTCCGCACCGAGGATGCAGGAGAACGTGGCCGTGGCTGCGGTGGCCAGTTTGTCCAGGTAGCTGATGAACACGTCGGCCTGGTCGGACGCCGCTGGCATCCCGGTGCAGCCGGTGAAGGTCTTGCCGGTCCAGCCCGTGTAGGTCACCCGCGAGAAGGTCGAGCCATTGAACACCCGGAACGTCCCGGTCGTCGGCGTGTCGCTCGGTACGTCCTCGACGATTGTGACCGTGGCTTCTCCACCGCTGTGTGCTCCGTCCAGGCTCAACTGGTCGGTCTGCAAGAGACCCGCGCTCCGTGGGCCGATGAGGATGTAGTCCTCGCCGGACGACAGACCGGAGACTGTGAAGATCACGTTGTTCGGTGGGTTCCGGGTCACGTTGTTCAGGTCCGTGAAGCTGTCGGTGTTGCCGACCGCGTCCGCCTTGACGCCCATCCCGTAGCACCCGAGCAAGCTGCCGACATACGCGCCGATGGCTGACTCGACCCCGATCGGTCGAAGCGTCACGGTCGTAGCCACGTCGGCTGTTGCGGTCGAATCGCCGGTGATGGTCTGGTCGTCCGTGGGGGCTACCCCCGTCAGGAGCTGGATCCACATCTTCGTCCCGGCTGTGACCGAGTCGATGGCCAGCATCAGACCGGTCCCGCCCGACCACGAGACTTCCTCGTAGGCGTCAAACGTCCCGGCCGGGTTGTCGATGACGATCTCGTGGGTGCAGCCCCGGTACAGCTCGCCGTCGATTCCGAAGATCTGCTCGGTCGATCCGTCCCTGGTCGCCCACTTGATCCACTCGTAGAACTCCTTCTTGGTGACCGACGCGGTGTTGAGGTCCCACTCCGAGTAGTACGGCTGGTTGCCCGAGCCCTCGCCCAGGTCGATCAGGTTGTAGCCTCCGTCCGCGTGCGTCGCGAAGTCGAGCGCCAGAACTTCGATCGTGCCGATGGCCGTGTCGTTGAACGGGTCGGCCTGGATGTTGCCCGGCGCGGCCGGGCTGTTGCCCAAACCCAACACAGTCGAGGCTTCGCGGTACTGGTAGCCGTAGTCGCGGGTCTGGACCCTGACACGTCCGCCGTCGATGATGGACCCGGCGCTCATGGTCTTGATGAGCACCTGGACCGCCACGCCCAAGGTTGCGTTTGGGTTGAAGCTGGTCGACCACCACGGTGTGACGACGGCGTTGTCCTGGACGACCTGTGGGGTCGCCGTGAAGGTCCCGATGATCTGGAGGCCGCTGTACCGGACCTGGGTCCCGCCGGATCCCTGCGTGATCGAGCCGTCGTAGAGGTGCTCCGACAGAGTGTCGTCAATGTTGTAGGTCCCGAGCAACGTGATGATGTTGTCGGTGCTGCGCTCGGACGGCGTCACGTCGGTGATGTCGAGCAGGTCGTTCCCGCTCGCGACCGCGTCGTCAGCCAAGTCCTGGAGAAACCGGTGCAGCTCAATGACTGTGTAGTTTGTGGTGGTCCCCGTGTAGCGTATATCGCCGTTGGCGGCTACGCTGATGTCGTCAGCTATGGCCATGTCTCAACTCCTTCATCTGATCCGTTTACTGTCCCTTGCGCCCGACGTAGCTCAGGTACTTGACGGACACCCGGCTGTTCTCCTGAATCAGGAGCGTTGACGCGTACATATCGTATTGGTCGTCCTGCGGATCCGCCAGCAGTCCGATCGTCCCGTCCCAGATGGCTTCCCCGGTCGCCTTGACGGCCCGGAACCAGTCCATCGTCCCGGTCGCCTTGGCCAGCGGATCTGCCGTCAGCGGGTTCGACAGAGCGACTCCGTTCACCGCTGACTGAAAGGCCGGATCCTTGAACACCGGCTCAGCCAAAAGGGTCGAGCCCGTCGGAGGGTCGTCCACGCTGACCGGCTTTGGTCCCTGGTAGATCTTCAGCTTCCCGCCGTTCAGCTTCGCGCAGATGGCGTCGACCCCTGCGTTGGCTGCCTCGTTGCTGAGCTGCGGGTCCCGGTAGTCGGCCACGTCATTCCTCCGTCCGCGTCTCGGTCACTCCGATGATGGTCCCGTCCGGCGAGAGCTTGAAGTCCTTCTCGACCTTCTGGTTCTTCGGCTTACCGTTTGGAGTCGGCACCGGCACCGTGACCTGGATGGCCCCCTTGTCGAAGACGACCGCCGGAGTCCCGCCGTTCAGCTTGTAGATCTCCTCGGTCCCGTCCTTCGTCACCTTGACGTGCGGACGTTCGTCGATCCGGTCGATAATGTAGCCCAGCTCAGAGACGGCCGCCGCCCACTCCTGGTGCTCGCGCTGGAGTCGCTTGACGGTGGGGCTGAACGGCTCACTGAAGCCCTCCTCGCCCGGCTGCCTGAACTGCGTCTGGTCCTCTGGGATCTGGTAGCCGCCCTCTTCCCCCTCGACCGGCTGTCCTTGCCCCGGAGGACCGAAGCCTCCGCCGAAGCCTCCGCCGAAACCGCCCCTCTGTGGGATCGGCGTCCCGACCGGCTTCTCACCCCACGTCTTCAGCTCCTCGTCGGTCGTCTTTCCGGTGATGGTGTCGAGCCCGGCCTCCGGCAGCCCGGCGCGGTCCCTCAGCTCGTTTGTCACCATGACGGCCGAGTACAGAGCGTCGACCTGAGCCATCCTGAACTTGTCCTCGATGTCCATCTCGTCGAAGTGGAAGTCGACCGGCAGCTCTGCCCCAAACTCGTCCTCAAGCAGCCACTGGACCCTCCGCTCATAGCGGTTCTGGTCGGGCTTAATGACCTGCTCCTTGAACGTCTTGTCCTGGTCGGCGGAGTTGGAGCGGTTCGCGTCCTCGATGATGGTCACCTTGGAGGGGCTCACCCGGTGGGCCATGATGACCTGGTCGCGGTTGAACTTCCGGTACTGCATGAAGCTGGCGTCCTCGCGCTCCCCACCCATGGTGAGCTTCTCCAGCTTGATCTTCGTCTGGTCGCCAGAGTCAGACTCCAGCAGCAGGGTCTTGTGCTGCTCGCCCTGGACCCCGGCCTTCATGTACTCCTTCAGGAACGCCTTTGTGTCCGCGTTGAGCTGTCCACCCTCCACGATCACAGCGAGCCTCGGCACCGCGTTGTTCTTGAAGAAGCTGTTCTGGTAAGCCTGAGCTGCCTCGTCCCCCGTGATGTCGCCCAGAGCTGGGACGTGGTCGGGGAGCGGATAGTACGGACTGTCCGGCGTGATCTCGCCGAAGACGAGGATCTCGTTCACCGGGTCCCCGTCCCCGCCGGTCGTCTGCGAGCCCTTCATCATCGTCTGCTCGAAGTCGTCCTGGTAGCGGGTCGGCAGATCCTCCTTCTGCTTCCCATAGGCCCGGAAGTAGACGTACTCCCCCTGGACCTTTTGGACCCATCCGTCCTTGGCGGCCCTCCTCCGCAGAGTGTAGGCCGGGACATGGTAGAACCCGTCGATCCCGCCCTTGCCGGAGCGGGAAACCTCCATGGCTCCCCAACCGACCGACTCCTCGTCCCGGCGGACCAGCGTCAGCAGTTCGTCGAACGTCTTGTCGTCCCGACGGGCGCACTCCTCCAGCCAGTCCTCCAGCTTCTGGACGATCTCCTCCGTGTCCTGCTGCTCCTCGCCGTGCTTCGGGTCGAAGTGCCACCCGAGCCCGACGCAGTTTGCCGTCTTCGCGTCCACGCACGCCTTGTGCGCCACGTTCCGGCTGTAGAGCTGAGCGAGTGTCAACGGGTCGAGGGGCGGTGCCACACACCGGGTCTCGTCGTAGTTGAACTTGCCCAGGTCGATCTGCTTGCTCCCGGACGCGGTCGGCCTCCGCTTCTTCTTCGGCGGGGCTTCCACGACGGAAGCTCTTACTGTGCTCTCTGCCATAACGTCACCCCACTATGGAAACCTTGACGCCCCCGCCACCCCGCGTGAGCAGGAACTGGGCAGCGTAAGCTGCGGCGTCGACCTGGTCGTCGTGTTCGCCCTTATCGAAGCTGATTAGCTCGCGCTCGTACTCGTCGAGCCACGGGCCCTTCATGTGATACACAGAGTGGGCCTCGTAGCGGGCGGCCATGCTGAGCGCCCGAGCCCACTTGTTGTTGTCCGCTTTCAGCTCCACTGCTGGGAGTCCGGCCCTCAGAGCGGCCTGTACGAAGCTGAGCTGGTACTGGACTTTCTCGATCCCCACCTGAGCCGCTCCCCATCTCTGCCGGTTGTTGGCCACCACACTGAGCTGGTCCGGCCCCTCGATTCTATCGCGAAGGATGTCGAGCAGTATGAGATCTCGGTTCGGCGTTAGCGCCCAGGTAGCGACCACTGTGTAGTCGGCGGACTCTTCGAGCGACGTGGCCAGGTCGACAGTCTGGAACCTGATGCACTTGTCCGTCGGCACCATGGCCACCCCAGCGCCCTGCTGGAGGACGTAGGATCCGTTGAGCTGCTCGGCGTACCGGAACATCGACCGCTTGAACAGCGCCCCACCCTCCGGTATCGGCAGCCCCTGGTAGAGCGCCGACCAGTAGTAGGACCCCAGGTTGTTCTTGATCTTGCTGAGGGCCTCCTCGTCATAGCGCCACGGCCACAGAGCTTCTCCTTCAGCTCGCCTGAGCTGGTCGCCCTTCATGGCCAGCGCCGGGAGCCAGATGATCTCCCACTGGCCCTCCTGCTCCTTGAGCAGCCGCCCCACCAGGTCATCCTCGTGCCACCTCGTCATGATGACGATGATGGCCCCGCCGGGCTCAAGCCTCGTGTAGGCTGTCGAGAGGAACCAGTCCCAGTGAGCCTCGCGAATCGTCCTCGACATCGCCTCCTTCGCGTTCTTCAGCGGGTCGTCGATCAGGAGGAGGTTCGCCCCGCGTCCTGTGAACTGCCCGCCGATGCCAGACGTGGTCATTCCACCCATGCGGCCCTGGATGTCCCAGCGGTCCGCCGCTGAACTCACGTCGGACACCCGGATGTCGAACACCTCGGGTCCGAACTGCTCCAGGAGTTCTCTCGACTTCCGCCCCCACGACGCGGCGAAGTCGGTCGAGTAGGACGCCAGCATGACGCGGTCGTCCGGGTTGTTCCCGATCCACCACGCCGAGGTGCCCGCGCTTATCATCTCGGACTTGCCGTGGCGGGGCGGCATCACGATGATGAGCCGGTCTGTCTCGCCCTTGCTGGCCGCCACCAGTCGCTTGTTCATGTACTGAAGGTGTGGGGCCATCCTCCATCGGCCCTTCCGGGCGTGCATGAGGAAGTCCGCCGGACTGTCAGCCGGAGAAGGATCTCCAAGAAGCTCGCGGGCGTAGCGCCGGTACTGGAGCTTCCGGTCTATCGGGATCTCATCGACATCCCGGTATCGGATGGCCTTA